ATATCATCAACCCAATTCTCATTGGTGATAGATTCCAATCTGTTAGCGTGAGCTGCTTTCACGCCTTTAAAAGTATACCGGCCCTTTAATGCATAACACATTGAGCAAGTACTATTTTTAATTAATCTTAGCTTCGACCCGGTATCACATTCAAATGCGCTTAGGCCATAACCATATCCTGGCATTTTACTTGGCTTACTTAAACCGCCAACGTTTGCCCATGCTTCTTTTATATTCACTATTGCGCCTCCCAGTTTTTGATCCAAAACAATAGATTTTCACTATCGCTTTGGATATCAAGACTTTCAACTTCTTTGTTATCTTTTAAATATTCTTTAACTTTTTTTAAAACTTCATCAGCTTTCATAATTCACTCCTTTATTAAGGGGGCGTGAGCTGTGCTGACTGGCCCCCTTTATTCTTGCGGGGCTGCGCCTGCCTCCATTAAGAGTTTATCAGGTCTTTGGTATACGATGGAGCCAACCCCGCTGTAGCAGTACTCAATATACAAGGCGGATTGGCTACCGCTATTGACCTCAAACTACTATTTATTATATAAGATATTATGGGAGCAATGTCAACTAAATAATTAAAAAAAAATTTCTTGATCCCTGGGCCTTGTTCCCTGGTGAGCTGCCAGCTCTTGATCCTTGTGCCTTGAGTCTTGAACCCTGGGCCTGGTATTATTAATAAATTAAATTTAATTTAATTGGGAACCAGGCCAAGGCCTGGCCCCATCGGAGTGAACTAGGATTTATCCTCTTCAACCTCACCTAAAGCACTTAATAAGTGTTTAGTAATCCGATCTATTTTTTCACTATCTTTCCATGCTTTCCATCTTTCATCACAAAGTTCTCGTCTAGGTGAATCAGGAAGAAAGTCATCAATATATAAACTGAACCTCTCTGAAAATTGATGAGGAAGCGAGGCACTATATCGATAAGAATTTTTTGCTCCATTTACTTTTCTTGTGCCTCTTCCTAACTTTCTTATTTTATATCTTTTACGATTTAAAAATTTACGAGCGAGGCGGATAAACTCCGCCCCCTCCTCATTGTTAGGAATATTTGAAAAGTAATGAATAGGTATAGGTTTATTCATCATCATACGAACAAGTTGGGATAGTTGGAATTTCATTACTTGTTGTAAAAATTACTCCACTACCATTCCCCTCATCATCTCTTGATGCTGTAATCCAATGACCATCATCAAAGACAATTCTTACATTGCTTCCATAATCATCAAAGAATATTTCTTCATTTTGTTTTTTTGTGTGATAATAAACATCAACAATTTTCTTTCCCACAAGAAATTCTTTTGCTTTATTACCCCACCTTTTAGTTAATCTATCTTTCATAATTCACTCCTTTTTTATGAAATTAATAATTGACATTACATAAGATATATCCCATAGTCAACTATTAATTAACCTATAACAAGGAGTGTAAAATGGGTAGATATTATAACGGAGATATTGAGGGCAAGTTTATGTTTGCTGTTCAATCAAGCGACGACGCCGACTTCTTTGGTGTTCAAGGTCAAGAAGCATATTTACATTATTATTTTGATAAAGATAATATGACAACTATTGATAAGGGTATTAAAACTTGTACCGATACTCTTGGATCTTGGAATGAAAAACTAGATAAGTTTTTTAAAGAGAACAATGGTTATAATGATGAGATGTTGGAAAAACAAATCGGACTTATACAAAATAAATCTCAAGAAGTTCTTCAATGGTATGCACGATTACAGTTAGGAAGACAGATTAAAAAGTGTGTAGAAGAAAAAGAACAATGTTCTTTTCAGGCGGAACTATAAAAAAGAATAAGGGGGCTTGTGCCCCCTTTTTTAATTTGTTTTATTTAATCTTGAAACCTTGAGCATTAAATCATTTATATGATCTTGCCAAATCCTGGTGAGCCATGTGTCTTTAGTTATAGCTTTAGTTATAGCCAGCTGGCCTTCCAAGATCCTTATTTTATGTAGTAGCAGTTCTTCCATTTTTAAATCCAATGTGGGACCATTAACATTAACAAGCTCACAAATAATAATAAAATAAACCAATGTGCTTTCATTATTCCTCCTCATTGTCATAATCAATCAATTCATAATCATAACCAGGGGGCAAGTCTGTTACATCTAACAGACAACCCCCTTCTATATATATTTTAATAGTTTTCATCTTCACTCCTTTAAAAATAACTCTCTTTACCTACTCTTTTGAAAAAATCAAGTTTACTTAGATTTAAAAGATCATTCCAAAAAAAGTTGGAGTCTAGTTCTTCACAATCCCTATATCTTCTCATATAGAAAAACTTTAATTTAATCTTTCTTTTATGATGGTCTTTCTCCAGCTGGATATAGGTTTCAAAATCGTCGGGGTGAAAACCACCACCCCAACGATTAAAACAATGTTTATTAAATTTCTTAATATCTTCTAAACTTTCAATTGGTTTTGTTACATTAAAACGCATCAGGTGATCCTTCCTTTAATTTCTTTTTATTTAAATTTTTCTTCCTTTTAAATTGACCTTTATTTTTTCTCCACTTTGTAAATTGTGGTCTGTGGGGGTTTAGTCTTCCTTTACTCATCTTCACTCCTTTAATTTAATTGGGGCGCTTGATTGCGCCCCAAGTATTTAATCTAATAATATATAGTAAGCATCAGCATTGAATTTTCTAAACCAATCAAGCCCTCGCATCATCTCATCATTTTTGCCAAATTGCTCACATCCTTTTATAGTGTCATAGATTGAAAGTTCTAATGCATTCAATCTTGCTGTTTCCTTACTATATGGATTTGTAACAATTCCACCATTATCATAAATTTGAATAGGCGCCTTAAAAGGCGCCTTATCTTTTACTAGTTTAATTCTCATTAGGTAACTCCATAATATCAGCATTATCCATGGCTAATTCTTGTTGCCATTCAATATACATCTCCTCATAATGCTCATCAGCAATTTCTTCTGCTCTTGCTTTAGTTGTTGCTCCATAATGAGTAAAGCATTCAGTATTATGCCTATCATTAAAAACATTAAAAGTAGCACTTCCATTCCAAGAAATAGAAATACCATTTTCATATTTGAATATTACTTCACCCATTCAACACCCCCTATTTTAAGACTTGTTAAAGTCGTTAGGTTAATAGACCTCCAAACTTTTTTTGGATTGTCTTTATTCTTCTTCAATAGATTAACGTCTATTACTTCTAATAAATGCTCTCTATTGCCTTTTAATTCCCCACCATTAAAAAACTTTTCATTAGTAGGTAGTTTACAAAGCATAGTTCTTGGTTTGCCATTTGCTTTAATCCAAGTAGCAGAAAATAAACTTGCTCCTATACTTTGTTTAACTATTTTTTTTATAAACATATTCACTCCTTATGATTAGTTTATATAATCTCATTAAGCTATAAGTTATCCCATGTATATAAAATAATTAATTTTTTTCTGCATATTTGCAGTTTTTTTTTCCTACTTACCCACAGCAAAAAAGGAGTGTCATTCCTGAAACTTGCGAATTGAAAAAATCAAAAAAGGGGGAGGGACTAAAAAAGACCGTAGGACAATATAGAACTATCTATATATACTGTTTTACTCATATAGACTTTATGGTATAAACATCGGATGGCTGACCTTAATGCTTTTAAGAGGCTAACTAATTTTGATAATTTAAGTCCGAGTGAATTAGAGACATTACAAAAAAAGTTAACACTGCGTAAGAAAACCTTTGATTTAAAATCATTGGCGCAAGAAAATTTTTTAAAGTTTGTTAAACAAGTATGGCCTGAGTTTATAGAGGGTCCCCATCACATAAAAATTGCAGAAAAGTTTCAAGAGCTGGCAGAGGGGAAGATAAAACGGCTAATTGTAAATATGCCACCCAGACATACAAAATCAGAATTTGCATCATTCTTATTTCCCGCATGGATGATGGGCCGTGAACCACGGCTCAAGATTATTCAAACAACACACACAGCAGAACTTTCTTATCGTTTTGGTAGAAAGGTTCGTAACCTTATGGAAGAAAATACTTTCCAAGATATTTTTGATGATATTAAATTATCCCAAGATTCAAAAGCTGCGGGTAGGTGGGAGACTAATAAAGGGGGAGAGTACTTCGCTGCAGGTGTCGGCGGTGCTATTACTGGACGTGGTGCAGATTTATTAATTATTGATGATCCACATTCCGAGCAAGATGCATTAAGTGAAACGGCAATGGAGTCAGCTTACGAGTGGTATACATCTGGTCCAAGACAAAGACTTCAACCAGGTGGAAAGATTGTTATTGTTATGACGAGGTGGTCTACAAAAGATCTAACCGGAGAATTAATGAAAGCACAAAAAGATGTAAAGGCAGATCAGTGGGACGTGATTGAGTTTCCAGCAGTCTTGAATGATAAACCTATTTGGCCAGAATATTGGAAGCTAGAAGAATTAGAATCGGTTAAAGCCTCACTATCCGTTCCGAAATGGAATGCACAGTGGCAGCAGAATCCAACTTCAGAAGAAGGTTCCATTATAAAACGAGAGTACTGGCAGATTTGGGACAAGCCCAAGCTCCCTAAATTACAACATGTTATTCAATCGTATGACACGGCCTATAGTAAAAAAGAAACTGCAGACTTCTCAGCGATAACAACGTGGGGTGTATTCTTGTATAATGATGTTACACCTAATATAATTTTACTTGATGTGGAGAAAGGACGATGGGATTTTCCAAAATTAAAAGATGTTGCTATAGAGCAATATAAATACTGGGAGCCTGAAACAATAATCATTGAGGCGAAAGCAAGTGGATTACCCCTGACTCAAGAACTACGGCGCTTTGGTATTCCTGTTGTTAATTTTACACCGAGCCGTGGTAATGATAAACATGTAAGAGTAAACTCTGTATCAACACTGTTTGAAGCAGGACAAGTATGGTGTACAGAAGACCGTTGGGCAGAAGAATTGGTTGAAGAATGTGCCGCTTTCCCTTATGGTGACAACGATGATTTAGTTGATAGCATGACACAAGCATTAATGCGTTATCGACAAGTAGGTTTGGCTGTACATCCAGAGGATTATGAGGATCCTCCAAGTCTTCCTCCTACGCAATTGTTGGAGTATTACTAATGGGCGAATATAAAGTTAGATTTAAAATTACTACTCCTCCGGAGTATTTAGATGGTAAAAAAATTCCTAGTGCTGGGACTACTACATTACAAACAGTTAATGCTTCTAGTAAATCAGAAGCTATTACAGAAGCTAAAAAAAATTATAAAGCAAGTAATCACTATAAAAATATTATGAAAAATCAAGATAGCACACAAAGCCCTAAAAAACCTAGAGTTAGAGTAATGAAAGTGTATGGTGGAGGTTCTGGAATGGCAGAGGATCTTACTGACCCTACAGAAAAAATTGATCAATATACTAAAGGTGGAAAACATGGTGGATTAGCTAAAAGGGGGTATGGAATTGCTAGATATCCAAATAAACAATCATGAAAAAGTCAAAATATAAACCAGGGTTCACGGTTAAAGGCACTAAAAGGAAAAAAACAAAGTCAGAAAGAGAAGCTGCCTCTTTCCAAAACCCAAAAAAAGGTTATTATAAGTTTACTCAACCTAAAAGTTGGGTTCATTTATTAAAGAAAAAACAGAAGAAGAACAGGAAAGCATGACCAGTAAAACAGAGTTAAAAATGCGAAAGCTTTATTTTGATTTAGGAAGAGATGATTTTATGGCTATGGATGAATATCTTCAGAGTGGACAAGCAAAAAAAGATCTTAAAGAAGCGGGGTTTAAAAAAGGTGGATATGTTAAATCATCTGCTCAAACCTCAGTGATCCCTGGAGCGAGAGCCAAGGGCAGTGCACAAGGGTCCACGATCCCCGGTCCAAAAGCTAAAGGTTCAGCAGAAGGTTCTGTTATTCCAATGAAAATGAAACATGGGGGTGATCCAAAAAAAGGTAGTATGTTAAGTATTACTATTGAGAAAAAACCAATTGATACAAAAACAATGAATATGATTAAGAAAGCAGAAAAGACAGGTAATGTTCTTAAAATGAAATCAGGTGGCGCAGCGAAACGTGGCTACGGAAAGGCAAGGAGGTAACATGCCAAATATTAAGAAAAAATTAACACAAGATGAGAAAGAGGAAAAAGCCAAGAAAACAAAATTTTGGCGTATCTTGAAAAAAAGAGAAGGTAAACAGGATATACTATTAGAGAAAAGAAAAAAAGCAAGACAAGAACCTTTAGATATGAAATCAGGTGGCGTAGCTAAACGTGGCTACGGAAAGGCGAAAAGATAATGGCAGTTGAAAGACCAGCAGGATACGATCCAGCACCATCAGATCCGATGAGTGATGCTCCAGAAATAGAAGTGGAAGCAGCAATAGGGGAAGAAGTTATAGAGAATCCAGATGGATCAATAACATTTGGTGAGGAGGCAATGGCCGAGGAGCAAATTCCTTTTGGTGCTAACCTTGCAGAAATTTTAGATGATGATGTATTAGAATCAATTTCATCTGAACTGAGAGAACAATTTGAAGATGATAAAGCATCAAGAGACGAGTGGTATCATTCTTACACAAAAGGTTTAGATCTTTTAGGATTTAAATATCAAGAAAGATCACAACCATTTCAAGGAGCAAGTAATGTTACACACCCACTTTTAGCAGAAGCTGTTACACAGTTTCAAGCACAAGCATATAAAGAATTACTTCCAAGTGGAGGTCCTGTTAAATGTAATGTGGTAGGAGTACAAGATGTTAAAGTAGAAGAACAAGCACAACGTGTTAAAGAATACATGAACTTTCTTATTACAGAAGAGATGGAAGAGTATGATGCAGACACAGACCAATTACTTTTTTATTTACCACTAGCAGGTTCATCATTTAAAAAAATGTATTATGACGCAGGATTAGCACGACCTGTATCTAAATTTATTCCAAGTGAAGATTTAATTGTTCCTTATTTAGCAACTGATTTACAATCAGCGGAACGAGTGACGCATGTCATAAAAATGACAAAAAATGAAATTCGTAAATCTCAAGTTGCAGGATTGTACAGGGACATAGAATTAATGAGTCCTGATTTACAGGAAGATAGCATTCAAAAAAAATATAATCAATTAGAAGGTGTTTCTAAAGTTAACTATGATGAGTTG